GGCAGCCACCCGGTGATCCTTCATTCGGATCGTGGCAGCCAGTTCCGGAGCGGCGATTACCTGCGTTACTTGGCGACCAACGCGTTGGTGTGCTCGATGAGCGCGGTGGGGCATTGCGGTGACAACGCAGCCTGCGAAGGCTTCTTCGGCCTGCTCAAGCGCGAGCGCGTTTACCGCATGACGTATCCGACACTCGATGCTGCAAGGTCCGATGTGTTCGAATACATCGAGCGATTCCACAACCCGAGGATGCGACGTAGGGTCGCCAGGCAGGATCAGAAGTTCTCAGCTCTTTCACAACCGTCCGTGATTTCGGGGTAGAACCCGGAAATGGCGTCATGGCCAAGACGGACAAGCTATTCGTCTTAGGGATAAGTGGGCACCCAACCCTACGGAAGTCGCACGTGTGTATACGCCTTTGTGCGTGGGGAGATTCGATGTACACCTATGACTGCACCAGATGTACACGTTAAGTGCGTACGCGGGGCATTCATTAGTGCGGTGCCCAATGTGGTCGACCGATCACCGTTCAGTCGAGGCCATAGCATCCATCTCTAACTTCGCATAATGCATACCGCGTGATCTGCGGTTTCGTGACCCTTCGAGCTTGTGTAAGCCAGGGAAGGGAAGGTCACCAGCAAGCCAAGAAGCGATGCGATGCCCAATCGCTTAATGATCGAGGCCCATGATTTCTTCGCCTCCCCGCGCGCCTGTTCGGCATTGACCAGGACAGTCCACGCTCCCGCATCCAGCTTGCCCAACTTCGCGATCTGCGCGATTCGTTCGTCAGAAAGTGGATTCGCCCCTTTCCGCCATTGCGAGACCAGCTGACGCGACACGCCCAAGGCTTCGGCCAGAGCTCCGTCTGAGTTGAGGGAGCAGCTTTCCCGCACGGTGTCAAGCATTTTATTTACAGCATTCATCGCGCCCACCTGTTGACAAGGCATCTATGGATGACTTTACTCCTTGCCTGTCTATAGACCTATAGACATCGGCCACGCCACCGGGGCGGGCCAAGGGCAGGGAGCCGGTACTCCCTAGGCGACGTCCCCCGCCGCGCCCTCCGCCCCGGTGGTGCTGACCACCGACCACGCCCCCGGCGCTGGTCACCGAACCCCGCCCGGTGCGGGGCCGGGCCAACGCCGGGGGCTCCAGCAAAGGGGCAGGGCATGAGCAAGCAGGAAATCCGCAGTCATATCGCTTGGCTGGGTCGCGCCACCGAAGCGGCGCGCCGTCTCGCCGACAAGTACGACCAGGCCGGCGACGAAGCCGCCGCCGCGCACTTCCACGCCACGGCGCAGCGCCATGCCGAATCCGCCCAGGAGTGGGCCGAGGTTCTGGCGTGATGGACGTGCAACCCGATATCGCCTCCGTCTTTCACGCCGCCCTGGCAATGGGTTTCTGCCTTGGCGTCCTGTTCGCCGTCGTCGTGTGGTGGCAGCTCGCGGGCCGGAACCGCTGACATGGCCTTCGTCATTTCCCATGCATTCGGCCAGCTCGTTGAGGGCTTCCAGGCAACGCAGCGCGACGTTGCCGCTTCGATCCTTACTTCCCCCACCGGCGAAGCCTCGCCGGCCCTCCTGCGCGAGCGCAGCCAGTGGTGCGACCTCATGCGCGCCTGCCCCATGTTCCTGCAGGAGCCCGCCAATGGCCGCTGACGGCACTTTTCACCGCTCCGAGCCGGCAACCGCGCCGGTTGGCCCGGGTAGTAACACGGGCCAAAAGTCCCCCGGTAGCCTCAGCACCCCGATCATCGACTTCTGCACTGTCGTCCTCGACGGCGAAAAAGCGCTCGATTTCCTACGCAAGCGCCCGCCCACCGAAGTTCTCCGCGCCCTGTTTGAGACTGGCCCGCGCATTGCCGTTGGGCCGCTCACTGATCGCCCGTTCAATTTCTACCCGTACAGCGCGGTCATGGTCGATGAAACCGGCACCGTTGCCGGCCGTATCGGCGTCGGAGAAGACGGCCGCATGTGCATTTCCTTGACGGGGCAGGGCTGCCAACACGTCCCGCATTGGCCCAGCGTCGCCGCGAACCTTGAAGCCATCGGCGGGCGCATTACCCGCCTCGACATCGCCGTCGATGACCTGACCGGCGAAACCTTCGATATCCAGACCTTTCTCGATCTCTACGACCAGGGCGCTTTCACCATGAACGGCCGACCCCCGACCCCTCAATTCATCAGCGACATGGGCAGCGGCAAGGGCTGCAGCTTCTATGTCGGTCAGAAAGGCCACAAGCAGCTAAACGTGTACGAAAAGGGCAAGCAGCTCGGCGACCCGGAATCCAAGCACACGCGTTGCGAGCTGCGGCTTTACGCCAAGCGCCTCGATCTCCCGCTCGATGCGCTCCGCAACCCCGGCAAATACTTCGCGGGCGCTTACCCGGCGCTCGCCGCCTACGTCGTCGGTGAGGCGGAACGCCTCATGGTCAAGGAACGCATGGTCAACGCCAGCGCGAAAGCGATGGTGCGATTCCTTCGCACGCAGGCCGGCACCGCCTTGCACCTGGTCATGGATGCACTCGGCGATACCGCCGTCGAATACCTCATGGAACACGTCGTCCGGCCCGGTCGCCCTGGACGATTTAAGCACGTCTCTGGCGACCTCCATGCACTTGTTCGAACCCAACTATCTCAATCCCTGGAAGAGGCCGCATAGCCATGAAACTCACCATCACCAGCATCGACGTCAACGAAAAAAAATGGAGCAAGGGCGACCGCTCCGGCGTCATCCGCACGCAGGAAGCTACCGCCGAATGCGCTCGCTTCCGGCAACGCATCCGCCTTGATTTGGGCAAGGACGATCCTTTCCCGCTGGGCGAATACACCGTCGACCTGGACGACGCTATCAGCGTCGGTGACTTCGGCGATTTGAAGCTCGCTCGCCGTCTTCCGCTCGTCTCCATCGGCGCTCCCGCACCCAAGCGCTGACCCAAGGGGCGACCGTCGCTTGCGGCGGGCGCCTGAGCAAAAATCATGATCGAGCCGGTTCTTGTCATGCATTGCCTCGCCGCCGACTTCAACGCGGCAACGCAGACCTGCGCCGCGCCGTTCTGGTCTGTTGCTTCATCGTTTCCGCCGCCGATGAGCATCGAAGACGCCCTCTACATCTCCGCAGCTATTGGAGGTCTATGGGGTTTGGGCCACATGATCCGGCAATCCCGCCGGGCAGCGGCCAGCGGCTAATCCACAGGAGTTTTTCCCATGAACAACGTGTCCCGCTTCAAGACCGCCTTCGGCGCCCTGGCTGCCGTCCCCGCCGCCCTGCTGTTCGCCGGCAACGCCTCGGCCGGCGACCTCGCGACCGCCGTCACCGGCGCCCTGGACACCGCCGAAATGACGCTCATCGGCGTCGGTGTGCTGGCGCTGACCGGCATCGTCGTGTTGATCAAGAAGGCCCAGCGCGCCGCGGGCGGCTAATCGTTCCGTTCGCGTTTCACCACGGGGCCGGGCAACCGGCCCCGCTTTCTCAAAGGGGCAGGCCAATGGAATACGCGGGTTACTTCGTAATGCTGGGGCTGCTCGGCTCCCTCTGGCTGGCGCTGAGCGGCTGATGAGCATCGCCGAACTGTTCAAGCGCGCGCTTGTTCGCCGCCTCGCTCTCCTTTTTGTTGCCGCCGTTCTTGGTTGGTTTAGCCTTGGTGATGTGCGCGCGCAGACTAACCCTCATCCTTACTGTTTAGTGGAATCCGCTGTTTCATCCTATTTTTCTTGTCCTTCGCGTGAGACTGCATATCAGGGCGTCAAAGCTGCATCGATCTGGTGGGCGAACGATCAGTACGGCGGCGTCAGATCTGAAGTTGGCTATTCCGATCCGCAACTTGATGGATCGGGCGGTGGCATCATTGGTTACCTTATCAACACTGTAAGCGGGCATCAGATTACCGCTTGGCGCTCTTGGTCTGTTGCGTGTCCTGCCGGCACATCGTGGGATAACAACACCAACACTTGTTCTTGCCCCTCCGGCCAGATCAGGAACAGCATTACCAATCAATGCATGAAATCCTGCTCTTCGCGTGCCGATATCCCTCGATCCTCCGAATCCTCTACCGGGCAATACATCCCCAACGGCGCCATTGGCTGCAACGATGGCTGTCAGTACATGCATTACAACAACGGCGATGGCACCGCCTCCGGCACCTTTATTGGCGATGAGGCCGGGAATCATTGCTCGGTAACCCCGACTTGCGATTTGCCTGGCTGGTATCTCTCGCCCGGCACTGGCATGTGCCACCCTCCGCGCCCTGAATGCACCACCAATCAAAGCAAAGACCCCGTAACTGGTGAATGCAAGGATCAGTGTCCTGTCGGCATGTTCATTGACGAAACCGGTCAGTGCAAAAAAGACGGCAACACCTGCTCAGCCGGCCAAATCAAGGGCCCTGACGGCAGCTGCGTGCAGGACTCTTGCCCCGCCGGCCAAACCAAAGGCGCTGACGGCTCTTGCAAAAAGGATGGCGATACAGACAAGGACGAGGGCGACGAAGAAAAATATTTTTCTGGCGGCGACAACTGCAGCGCTCCCCCCGCTTGCAGTGGCGACGCGATCCTTTGCGGCCAAGCTCGCATCCAGTGGCGCATCGACTGCAACACCCGGCGCAATACCAACATCAGCGGTGGCTCATGCTCTGCGATCCCTGTTTGCACTGGCGAGAAGTGCGACGCGATGGAGTACGCGCAGCTGCTGCAGCAGTGGCGCGGCACCTGCGCGCTGGAGAAGCTCGCCAAGGGTGACAAGGGCGAGGGCGAACAGCCTGGTTGGACAAAGGTTGACGGCATGAGCCAAGACCCCGGCGCAGGGCAGAACGCTGACGACATCAAGGGTGTTCAGACCAAGACCCTTTCCACCAATGACCTTGATTCCAGCGGATGGCTGGGCGGTGCCGGTTCTTGCCCCGCCATCATGGGCGGTGGCGGCGGTGATGGCCTCGGCTCCGCATTTGCCAAGGCGCTCGCATCGCCTCCGTCGTATTTCTGCAACTTCATCGGGATGATGGCCGCTATCGTGATGATCGGCGCCGCCTACGTCTCGGCCTACATCCTCGCCAAGGGGTAAGCCATGCCCGCGATCATTGGCGCGCTTGTCGCCGCCCTCATCGGCGCCCTGCGCCAGTATTTGCCCGGCATCCTCGGCCGTGTGTTGCTCACGTTCGGCATTGCCCTGGTAACCAACGAAGTCGCGCTGCCCGCGCTTAAAGGCTTCGTACAGGGCTATTTCGGGGGCCTTCCCAGCGTCCTCATGGCCTATGCCGGCGCCCTGGCATTCGATAAGGCCGTGACGCTCATCCTCTCCGCCGCTGTCGCCGTGAGGGCGCAGCGCGTCATCCTCTCCAAGATCGGGACGAATCCGTAATGGGCATGATTCTGGTCACCGGCCAGCCTGGCCACGGCAAAACCGCGTGGGCCATCGACCACGCGTTCCAGCTGAAAAAGGAAGGCCGCGAGATTTACGCTTCCGGCATCAAGGACTTCGATTACCAGCGCGCCGGCTTTCATTTCCTCGCCGATCCGGAGAAGTGGCAGGACTTGCCCGATGGATCCGTCGTCCTGCTCGATGAGTGCTACACCGTCTTTCCGAACCGCAACCCCGGCGCCAAGGTGCCGGATCACGTCGAAGCGATGGCCAGGCATCGGCACCGAGGCTTCGATTTCGTTCTCATCGCCCAGCAGGGCCTGCAGCTCGATCCGTTCCTTCGTGGCCTTTATGAGCAACACATTCACGTTCGCCAGACCAGCGTTCTTCGCAGCAAGACCAAGCTCAAGCGCTGGAACCAGTACCAGGGCAACGTAAACGGCGCCTGCAACGATGTAATCGACTGGCTTCGCCCGAAGTACGTTTTCGATTTCTACACCAGTACCACCAAGATCACGACCAAGCGGCATATTCCGACCTGGCTGCGCTGGCTCGCCCTGGGCGTCGTGTTCCTCGTTGTCGTGCTGCTCGCCCTCAAGTGGTATTTCACCGGCAAGATCGCCGAGCAATCGGCCGATCACTCCACGCGCCGCGGCTCGCTTCTATCTCCTGCAGGAGCTGCCCAGGCTTCCAGCGACCCCAGCGCCCCCAAGTGGGAAAGCGCCGCTGATTACGCCAAGGCCCATTTGCCTAGGTTCGCCACGATGCCCTGGACCGCCCCCGTCTTCGATCAGCGCAACGTCGTTGCCGATCCCCAGCTCTTCTGCATGTCCAGCAAGCCAGGCAAGGACGCCAACGGCGACCATGCCGACGGCAGCTGCACGTGCCTGACCGAGCAGGCCACGACCTACGACATCAGCGAGCCCGAATGCCGGCGCCTCGCGGCGCGTGGACAGGTTTACAACCCTTACCGCGTGGTTGCGCAAGGGCAGGGCGCTGCACCGCTCCCCATGACGCCTGCGCCTTCGCCCAAGGCAGTTGTCCAGCCATCAGTTGGCCGTGCGTCTTCAGCCGAGCCGATTGCCAGCTACGGCATCATGCGCGACGGCTCGCCTCAGAAACCGATTGCAATCTCCGCCACCTACTGACTGCAGGCCGGCCGCTGACCGTCCGCGATTTTGAGCGGTCGGGCGGCGGTCGGCCCCCTGCAATTCCATCACGCGTCACGCATTTGGATAGCGTGCGCGCAGCTCACCGGTCAGTTCATGGATCGCCCTGGCATCGCCAGCGGCTACTGCCTTGCGCAGCGCGTCGAGGATCGCTGCATCCCGCACGGGATTGTCTGCGTCCAGGATGATGCAGGGCAGGGCCTGTCTCGCCTCCAGCTTGCGATTCTCGCGGTACGACTTCGCGCGCTCTGCGGGCGTCATCGCCCCGAATGAGTATTTAGCCGGCCGGCCACGCTTGCGCTGCAGGGGCATTTCGATGGTGCCGGGGTCGAGTGCATCGCGCATGACTGGCTTCTCCTGGTGACGGAACCATAATAACGTGACTCGTCACGAATGTCTAATGACATTTAGCTATATGTGACGCGTCACGATAATGGATGTTCGCACACCCTCATGTCGCCCAGGGGTGCAGGGGCTCGCCCCTGCGGTCACGCTTCACGCTCTGCGCGTAGCGCGCGCGAAGCGCACGCCTCTGGCGTCCTCCTGCCGACCCGCTCTTACCTGCAGGTGCCGACGTTTCGCAGCTCGCCGTCCACCGTGGCGAATACAACGCCGCCGATGCATTTGGCGTCCTGGTGTTTTTCGGCAGTGCGCTCAGCCGCAACCTTCGCTCGAAGCTCCCTCAGCTGCCGCATCGCTTCGTCGCGTTCTCGCTGAATCCGGGCCGTATCGAGGCTTTGCCTGGGCGCTTCGGGTGCGGGGGCGGGGCGCACCGGCGGTTTTTTTCGTGACGCGATCTGCGTAATGCCGGCCGCGCTGCCGATCAGCACGATCAGCATGATCCCCGCGCCTACGATATTCGTGAGGCTCCAAGCCGGATCTGATTTCCCCATGGGCCCATTCTAGGCCAGCCCGCCGAACCGTTCCCGCGCCGGCAACACGACGGGTTTTCTTTCCCTGGCACGCGCCGTTGCAATGCGGGCCTCGGCGTCTTGCCGGAACAGCAGACCGCGCAGCCGCTGCGGGTTGATCCGCTCGCCATCGGGCGAGACTAGATCGCGCCCGGCAAGCCGCCAGCCGGCCCACGGGCCATGCAATGTCACGTGGTTGTCGATGATCCGCCGGTAGTGCGCCTCAGCGCACGGCGGCGGCCTCTTGCCCAGGACGTGGCAGGGACGTGGTTCTGTGTCGCTCAACATGCGAAAGCCTCGATGTAGTCGGGGCCGGAAGGTCTACGGGAGAACTTCCATCGCAGCCATAGGGCAACCAGCTGCCAGCTGGTCAGGAAATGCCTACCAGCCCGCATTGCGAAACTTCGCATAATGCATATTATGTCAGCGTGGCGTAGGGGAACCCTGACCCTGATTGGCGACGTTCTCCTATGGCTGCGCTGGAAGTTCTCCAGCAAGGTCGCTGGCCCGCACTTGGAGGCCATGACCGTATGACCGTGATCTGCTGGCACTGCCAGACCGAATCGCCCCGCGACCACGCCCTGCGGATCGCAGAGAACAAGTTCCGGTTGACGTGGGAAGGCTGGAACGGCTGGCGGTTCTCCGGCCGATTCCTGATTGCGCCCGGCCGCGCTGGCCGAATCACGCCGGAAAGGCTGCTGGGCCTGCTATGGGAAGAACAGGCCCGCGCCGGCATGCGCCGGCCATGTCCGCAACCCGCCCAGGTGGTGCGACTCGCAGCCCGCGAACGGTTCGACGGGCTGGCCTAGGAGCGGTTGGCGTGGGTCTGCTGCGCAGGCCCGCAAGCGGGCATGAAGCGTGGAGCGTCAGCGTGCGCAAGGCGCACAGGGTCAAGACCCCGGAGCCATCGTTGCAATTATGGGGTGAATGCCGTTCGTCGGATGAAACTTGACATTCTGTAACTATTTGATTCTAAAGGCTTTTATTGGCCTTTTCGAATTGTCAAGTGCCGTTCGTCGGGTAATCGTCGTTGCAGTTTTGGAACATCTGAATCTAGGAATCGCCCACGGTAACAGGCTGGACGACAGGCGCAGCATCAGCCCCACCACCAACACCGAGCGAGCCGTACGCCGCGAGCGTGCCGAAGCCGGTTGACGTGCCAGCCGCAACAGGCTGCGCAGGGTTCATATCGGGAGCGTCCTTGTCCTTGCGATCTGAACGCCTGCCCCGCTCTTCCTGCAAGAAATGGATGGGCAGACCTTGCGCGACCAAGCGCCGGCATTCATCGGTAGGGATGTCCAGCTGCCGCCCATTGTCGCCCCACATGCGGCAACCTTTCGGGCTGTCGATGTACCCCACGATGTTGGGCACAGGGGGCGCTGTCAGCGCGAAATATCGACCGGTAGCCGGTGCAGTTTCAGGTACGACAACAGGAGGCGCAGCCGTGGCCGGCGCTGCGCGCCCCGGCCCCAACGGCTGCGCGCCTGCCTGCTTTGCCTTGTCCACGGCAACGGCGGTGCGGCCCTTGATCCACGACAGAAAGACCCAGCCAATGATGATGGCCGCGACCAAGACCGAAAGCCCTTTCCAGATCGTTGGCGGAACCCTGAACTTGTGGCTGGACGTGTGCAGCGTAGCGGACGTGTAACGGCAATAGAGGTCGGTCGGGAACTTCCAGATTTCCTCCTCGGCCTTTTCGCGCTGGGCTTCGTCGTAGGGGTCAGCCTGCACGCGCGTCCACTTCAACACGCCGGCACGCTCCAGACCGAAGGCGCGCGACATGTGCACATGAAGGCCGGCGAGCGTGCGCACCTGATGATGAATCTTCGACGGCCACTGCGTCACAAGCTGCAGATCGTAGCCGCCGTGCCGGTGCGTGGACATGGCCCGAATGCGCGGATCGTTGGATTCCCCCGGCTTGCCGGTTGAGGGAAAGAGGTTGCCGTATCGCTCTAGCCCCGGAGTCTGGCCGTCCGAATGCGCCTCATCCAGCTGCACGAAAGAGCCGCGCGGCAGCTTCGTCCAATCGTTGTGATCGGGCATGCGCTCGACCCACGGGAACGCCTGCGGGTTCTCTTCGGTCGTGGCCCCGGCGACGTTGGAGAAGAAGCGGCGGGGCTGCTCCTTGCCCTGCTTCACCGCTTCGGCATTGCGCTCATATTCCAAGCGCATCAGGTCCATCGCCATCAGCGTTTTGCCGTTGCCCGGCTGGCCGGTAATGATCGTGATCATGCAGAAGCCGCCTTCTTCAAACCAACGCGGCCCGCGTTGATAGTCGTCCGCGTGAGCATTGCCGAGCCGATGATCGACATGCATTCGCCCAAGCCGCCGAGATTCACGACGCCGAGAATGTCACCGGACACGCCACCAAGCGAGGACGCAGCAGCATCAAGCGCCGTGGTCACAACGGGCACCAGAACGGCACCCGTGACGATGGTCAGCCCTGCCCCGGTGAGAATCCGAGCGATGAAATTTCCCAGCAGTGAACCAAGCAGGAGTTTAAGCGCGCTAATCATTGGTGGACCTCAGACCGGCGATGATGAAAGCCGCGATAGCGAGAGAACCCGCGATCAAGATCGGCCGAACGAAGGTCGCAAAATCGCACACCGGCTGATACGTGAACTGCACAGTTGTGCCCATGACCTCGACGGATTCCGGCGAAGGACAGGAACCCGCAGACTGGCCCGATGACCATGAAACGGTGGGGTCCATGCCCTCTTCTACAGGCAGCTCAACGTCCTTCAACGGCTCGCCTTCGTCCTTGTACCAAGTGATGAAATCGCAAACCACTTTCGCCCACTCACAGAAGGCGGGAAGCTCCGAGGGGAGCGGATCAGCACCGGGCACCGGTGCAGGGTTGTCGGGCGACGTAGGATCAACCGGAGAGCCGCCAACGGTGACATTCGTGCCGGTGGAATTGGCAATGCCGTTTGCCGTGCCCTGCATGGCCGAGTACACCTCGGGGAACATATGCGGGCGTCCGTTCGAATCATGGAGCATGGTGTGATGCGCACCTGGGCCGAGGTTCGCCATCGCCTGCACAAGCTCCAGCTCGGTCACGTCGGTGGCGGGGCGATATTCCGGCGTGCGATATTCAGCGGGGAGCGTTACCTGACGCGCAACGGTGACTGAACCTGTAAGCGTGCCATCGGTCAAGGATTGAAGAACTAAGGAATCGTCCCATCCATCGAGAACGCGCGTAATCGTTTGACCATAGGCCGGATCGGCTGGGCCGATTTTTTGGCCGTTCATGAAGGTCCGCATCTGCTCCTTATTCTCGGTGCAGTACGTCGCCGGCAGCATCACGATTTGAGGAGTGGCACACCAGAACGATGTGCCGTTCGAAATGTCGCGCGAAGGAACGCCATCACCCTTGTTAAACCAACCATCGGCCATATCCCAGCCGGCAAGATCGGCGGCAGTCATAGCCAGACCGACATAGGGCAGGAAGCGGCCAGCGCCGCGCATCGCGGAGCGCAGCGCGTTGCCGAGTGTGCCCCAGCCAACGGACACGGGCGCTTGGTAGTACCACTGTTTGCTGGCGGCGTCGTAGGTCATGTTCAACGTGCCACTCAGGCCCGCGCCGCCCGCAGACGTGCCCGTGATCGACGTTGCATACAGCGTGCCGCCCGAGGACTGCGAGGACGCGAACATCGGCCACGCGCACATCACGACCAAGAAGCCGAGGATCAATCCTCGAACATGATTTTTAGCGCCAGCAAAAACGCGCATAGCACAAGCCATCCCATGTCATCACCCATTGAAAAAAAGGGGGCGACAACGCCGCCCCCATTTCCCACCCCGGCTATCAGCCGAAGATGGCACCCTTCAGCCACTTGAAGGCCACGGCGGTCGCAGCCGGCGCGAGCTTGGCGGCACCGATGAGGGTGATGGCAGCGGTCAGACCCGCCAGAATGGTCACAGCTTCAGAAACATCCATTGGTGAAACTCCTTTAACGTAATTGCCGGCCGAGTTGACGCCACACCCACGCGACGGCCAGCAGAACCGCGAGGTGTGGTGCGATGGCCTGAACCTGCTCAACCGTCAGGTCAGGCGGAAGGGTTGCGGGTTGCTCCTGCCACGCGGAAACGGCGCACGAGCCGTCAGGCGCGGGCACTTCGTCCATGCACACGAGAACCCGAGGCATGGCTTACTTCCCGGCGCTCTTGGAATCGACGCGCTGCCAGTTCTTGGCGCGCATACTGATCTGCACCGAGCCGAAATCGCCCGGGTACAGCGCGTCATCCTTCGGTTCGTAGATGCCAGGCTGCAGGTCGGGCGCGTCGGCCTCCAGCTGCAACGAAGAGCGGCGACGCTCCCCGTTGGGGAAGGTGACCATGCCGCCCTGTTCGATGATCTGCCACGGCTTGCCAGCCTTGGTGGTGCCGCTCTTGGTGGTGGCCGTCGTGGCCGTGATTTCAATCTGCAGCTTCATGGTGTGCCCTCCTTTGGGCTGGTTTCGGGCTGGTCGCCCTGATGTGCGCCAAGCGGCGCGAAAAGGATTGCCGACAGCAGCTGCGAGGCTTCGTCGGGATGCGGGCACCACTTCGGCAGCGATGAACGCGCCGTGCCCTGAATCAGTCGATGCAGCGTGCTTTCATCACCGCCTGCGGCGTGCAGCAGCGCGTTGAGCATCGGCCCGTATTGCTTGCGGAAATGACGCACCGCGCGAACGCAGTTGGCCAGCACTTGTGCGGCAGCAACGCGGAGCCGTTCGCCCACACCGTCCACGAAATCCAGCACCGGATAGCAGCCGACGAGATACGGCGCACCATCGGTCAGCATGTCGAGGGGAAGCTCGCGCCGATTGCTGGCGTGGAATTCGCCCTCGTAGCGCACCCAAGGGCTTGCAGGGTCGCCCTGCTCTTTGCCCTTCTCATACACGCGCAGCTGGTTCTCTGACTTGCGCACGCCGACATACAACGTCTTGCCGGTGTCGTTGCCCATGTCGTCAATGAATCGACCCTTCGGGCGCTGGCCGCGCTTATCGAATGATCCGTCGTTGTAGCGATCAAGCGCCCATTGGATCGGGTATGCGCCCCGGAAATCGTCTGCCGCCAGATCGACGCGCGTAAGACGCGCGCCGCAGAGGCCCAGCAGCGAAGCGAGCAGCGACCACCGCTGCGCATGGTCACTGCCGCCGCTGGTTTCATAGAGGCGGCAACCGTCGCCGGTCAATTCGATGCGAGCGGTAACGGTGCCGTCCTGGCGGTTGGTGTGCGTGCCGCCAAATTCGACCTGCCCTACCTTGTCGCCCGCGCTGTTGAACAGGCGAACCACCCATGCATAGAAGCGACCCCGGCCAACGTCGGACAGCTGAAACAGATCACCGAAGAAGTGAGCCGCGACGTGCTGCGCAATCTCAGGAGCGCACACGCCAAGCGTGCCGTTCAGGTCGTTAAGGAGTTCGCAGCGGTCGCCTACGGCGTCCCGAGCTTCCAGAACAGCGAACAGATCAACAGAAGCGGCGAACCAGTCAACGATTACTCCGACCCGTTCAGTTTCACTGACTCCCCTGTTAGTAGCGGGGAGTCCAAGAGCGGCGGGCGCGGTCATGCCGCCTGCCCCAAGAACACAGGGCAACGACGCATGGCCGCTTGCCACTCGGACGCCTCAGCCGCAAACGTAGCGATGACGTGCGCGTTATGCAGACCTGTGCCGGCGTTGAGCCGCTCCCAGCGCAATGCATCGCTGGCGGCGTTGTAGCCCTCCACCAGCTGGCCGTATTCGTACGAGATGACGAAGCGCTCAGCCACGCGACACGGCAACCAGGCGAACTGCGAACAGAACAGCGCCGGAAGCGATCAACGCGACCGACACGAACGCGAGCGCGAAGAGCAGATCGAGAACGTCCATCAGCGCACCCGGCGAACGGCGCAGCGAATGCCCGGAATGGCGGCTTCAAGCTGCGCGGCGAAATGCGCGGCGTGGCGGTGGTCGGAGAACGTGCGTTCTTCCTGCCAAGCATCGCCAGTCGTGGAGTAAACCTTAAACATGCCCTGCCCCCCAGAGAAGGCCAGCGGGGCGGACAGGGCGCGGCGGGGGATTTCGCCTAGGGGGAATCCGGCCCCCTGCCCTGCGACCCGCCCCGGTGGCGTGGCCCTTGCTCAACGGCTGTTGAGCGCGCAGCCTTTCTACACGGCCGTGTAGCGGCTGTCAACAGGTGTTGATATGACCACGCAAGAAACGCTGCTTGTTGCCCTTCGTGGGCGCTTCGGTGACTCCCAAACGGCCATCGCAGAGGCGACGGGAATGAGCCTTTCCCGCGTCAACAACTACATCCGGGGAACCCGGAAGATGGACGACGACGCGGTAATCGCGTGCTGCGACCTGCTGGGCTGGAATGCGCAAAAGTACGTGGCTGCGCACAGGGCAGAAATCGCCACATCGGCAAGGGAAATCACGTTCTGGCGAAAGCTCGCAGGAAGCGCGGCAGCGGTCGTTGTGCTGCTGGCAGCTACTCCCCTACCCGGCAAGGACGCGCGAGGCCCGGAGGCGGCAACACAGGCGCACGCAGCGCCTTATTTCGCAGAATCCGGGCGGGGAATGCATATTATGTAA